AAAGACGTTATGCAACCTCAGTTTGAAGATGAGACTCCAGTAAATCCTTTTGATTTCTGGGAAGGTGTAAACTTTAAATTGAAGGCGCGACAGGTTGATGGCTATCGTAACTATGATAAGTCTGAGTTTGAATCTACTCCAACTCCTATCGCACCTGAAGATGCAGACATTGAAGGTATCTGGGCGAAACAAGAATCACTAGCTGAGATTGTTGACCCTAAAAACTTCAAGACTTATGATGAGTTGAAGCAGAAGCTGAACATGGTTCTTACTGGTGGAGCGAAAGTTACCACTGCTGAGAAAGTCGCTGAACAAACTGGTGATGTTGAAGACCAACTTTACATGGAATCAAAACCATCAGTATCGGTAGCGTCTAATGTTGATGAAAGCGAGGATGACACTTTGTCTTACTTTGCTAAGTTGGCTGAAGACGACTAAAGAATCCCACTACCTTGGGACAAACCGCTCGTGCCTAAATGCAATGCGGTTATAAGGGACTCTTCGGAGTCCCTTTTTTTATGTCACAATAAGTTTGGGAGACCTTGCCTGAATACCAATCGCCGATGGATCTGACGGCATAGCTGTTCTTGGCATGACTGCAGTGACGCTTACATTTGGTGCTGGTGATGGTGGGACATTCACATTCGGAGCAGCGGCAGGTGCTACGTTGACTTGTGGAGCCATTGCTGCTGCTTCTGCTGCTTTTGCTTCTGTTGTTTGTGCTTCGATTGCTGCAGCACTTTCTGGAGCAGAAGCCGTTGGTGCTTCCAGATCTGTCGCGCCATATTTCTTCTCGAATTTAGCAAATGTTCTATCAGCCATTCTCGCTTCTCGGTCACCAAACATATCTACGTCACCGCTATTTTCCAATGCTGTAGACAGCTGTGCCTTTTGCGAGGTTTTTTCTTCTTCTGATAAGTCGGAAGCATCAATCTTCTGAACCAGAGCGTCCATCTTCTTTTTGTTCAATGCCATCTTTGCATTATCTTTTTCGAGTTCTTGTTCATCAGTTTCGATACCGACCATATTCATTGCGCCAGTTTCAAATGCTTCAACTTCTTCGTCATACCCTGCTGCACTGAGTGCTGCTGTTCCCAATTCGTATACTGTTGCAGCTGCTAAGATACCAGCGACGATAGGTGCTGCTGGACCAGAAGCCGCGACCGCTGCTACCTTTGCAGCTCCCTTTCCAACTTGTTTAGCAGCACTCTTTGCTACTGTTTTTGCAACAGATTTCTTCGGTGTTGCTTTTGGTTTGGGTGGTGTTTTCTTTGGTTTTGGTTCAGCCTTTTGTGGTGCGGTCGTTTTAGTTGCTTTTGCTTTTGGTGTTGTTTTTGTTGGCGGCTTGGGGTCTTTTCCACCAAGTAACTTTTTAGGAATTGATAAAACACTTTTGGCAATACCTGCAACACCCACTGCTAATGCAGTACCTAATCCAGCGATCGCAGCCTGTTGTCCAGTCGAGAGTTCTGAAAACATATCCTTTAGGGAGCCTAAATTTGCTCCTGCTGCAGCTGCAGCGAATGCTATTAAGCTGCTTTTTGGACCAGAGAGTTTGTCTAATTTTTCGACAATCTTCTCGCCTTGTTCTTCACTGATGCCTTCTTCTGGATCTAATTGATTTTTGATATCGGCTTCGCTTGGTGCTTGTTGACCACCAGCTGTTGGCATTGATTTAGTATTTTGTTCAATCTGGTCTAGAAGTTCTGTTTGTTTGGCTAATTCCTCCACAGAAAGTTCTGATGCTGCTTGTAATTCTCCAAACATCGAAACTACTTTAGAATCTGTTGGAGAAGAACCACCACCCTCTCCACCAGAAGAACCTTTTGCTGACAGTTGTAGCGGCTCTGTGCTAGAGGTATCACCAGAACTGCCTTTGAACAGATCTGGGAATCCAATCACATTGTCCCCAGTAGATTGTTTTAGATTAGGTCTAATTTCTTCTGCCATTTTTTTATCTCTTTGAGGCTTCAGCCTTCTTCTTTAGATGTTCAACAAGCATAGCAACGTAGACTTCCCTCTCCCAAGGAACCATTGCCTCTATTTCCGTGAGAGAGTAATGGTGTTCTTGCATTAATAAAAAGTTCGTCTTGAACAAATTCTGCAAGGTCTCATGAGAGAGGCTTAGACGAAAAAATTTTCGTAGCCGTCAATAACAAGTGTATTGTCCTTTTTGCATGCCTTACAAGTAAAATCAATTGCATGTAATAATTGTGGCATACTTTCGTAAAATTCTCTGATCAGTGCAAATTGTTTCACTGAGAACTGTTCGATGAAATCCATTCTTTCCTCGAGAGGACTTTCTTGGAACTCAATCACTTCTTCATCATTATATATTGTCTTGATACAATTTGCCGTGACTTTATATATTTCTTCTATCGACTCACCCATCAGTTTTTCAATATCTGTAACCTTTGGGTAATCCATCTCAATTATCATTGAGTCTGTCAGCTTGATCTGTTTCTTATGACCTTTGTTCTTTGTAATCTTTACTTTTTCAAGGTCAAATTCAACATCGTTATCAATCCCACATTCACCACACTTTGCAATCAAGTTGATGATATTGGAGACAGACATGCCTCTGATTTCCAAAAATACTTTCTGTAAATCAAAGATTGGTAATTTAGATCCATCAACTTTACCCAGCGAACAGTTCGTGATGATCTGTTGTACTGTGTGGATCATATCAGAACTGTCCGTAGACTCTCCTGCCATAACCAATAGTTTTTCTTCTTTAACAAGGAAAGGTCTAAATTTTACTTTCTTTCCCATCGATGATATATTCACATCAAATGTTTGCACATCAATTTGTGGTAGTGCCATTACTAATTACTCCTTAAAAGTCAAACAGGTCTTTAAACCCTTTACCGCCATTTTTAAACATATTAACAAATCTTTTAACATTGCCGAGACGACCACCGCCATCACGGAATCCTTCTTCAATCGTATCTGAAGTCCAGTACTTATACGCAAATGTCACCGAGACTCTTGCAGGAGAATCAGTTGCTTGCCCCAACGGTGTTAAGTTTATCAGTCTCGGGAATGCGTCTTTGAGACACCACTTTCCTGTCCTGTTGTCTCCACGATCCAACGTATATATCTCGACATCAGCAGTGTAATCTTCATAGAACCCAACCTCTTTTGAAATAGGGTCTACTTGGGCAGTTGCGATCCAGTCTTCAAAAAACTCCCTCACACCCCATTGAGTGTCAACGTAAAAACCAAATGTCGCGTTGTCACCAAAGAACTCAACACCATGTACGCGATACTCAGTCCAGTTACCGATCTTGGTGGGCGTGAATGTAGAAATTAATCCAGGGATCGCTGCTTCTTCACAAAGCAGTGATACGCTTCTTGCATTTTTTGACTTTCCAGGAGTTGTGATCACAACTTCAAATCTGGCGGCACGAGCAAGGTCATCCTGCCGTATTTTTCCTAGAAAATCATTTAAACTGAAATTAGCCATTATAGCATTGCCCTTGAATCTGTGAATACTTTATTCTTTGTTGCACCAACAAAATTGTCGATCGGAAGAAATATAGTTGACTGCCAATCTTGCGGGTTTACTTTATAATATTGGGTTACAACGTGATTTGACAAATATCGTTTCACACAAGGCTTAACCTCGTTGCCAATACTCTTGAGCAACTGCCAATTGTATCTCATTTTTGTATCTGGACCAATTGTCTTGTCGTTTGATGTTTGAATCAATTCTCCAAGAAGTTTTGCTCTCAGCATAAATGGCAGGTAGTGGAGATTTAAACCGTAGAATCCTCCCTTTGTAGGTTCGAATGGAAGAACCAATGGGAAGGTGTCATAATATGGAAGTGTCTTTTTGTGTTTTGGGTCATACCTATAGAGATACATGCTCCCTATTTCTATATCGCCAGATACTTCAAACATTTTTGAGCGCATGGCTGCTGCAGGTGAGTTAACATTTGATGCCAACTGCCGTACTTGCCTCTGATACCAGTCCATAGATTTACGCTGGTCGTTCGAGTTTGCTCTGATTTGTTCAAAAGGATTAGCCATACCCTTATTTATACGAAATGCCCAATTCCTTTTCTGTAATAATCTTGAATTCCCATCCATTGTCAATACAGAACTCAGTAGCACTTTGCCACTTAGCGAGGTTTGTTCCGTATTGTTTGACTTCCTCAATGAACCTTTTTGTTTTTCTCTTGGGAATTTTTGGCTCTTGGGTATACCGCGATGGCTTTATTTCTATGAGGTATTTCTTGTTGTTGAGTTTCATATAGAAATCTGGGTAATATCTATGCACTCTGTTATCAATGGGGGACTTGTATGGTATGACGATCTCTTCTGAACCCCACTCAACAATATTGGAGTTTATATCACACCACTTCATAAATTTTAGCTCATATGAAGACCTATAAATAATATTGGACACATCTCCGCAATATTTTTTAGGATTAGTGGGTTTAAAGCGACCCTGATGTAAGTTCTTTGAATATGGCATTATAAATAAGAAAAATAATAACACTATTTATAGAGAAGCAGAATGGCAAAAGAAGGCGACACAAAAGAAACTCCTAAATCAACTGATGCTGCTACCGAGAAAAAGAAGAAAAAGCAACGCACCAAATTGTATCGCTATCCATCCAACATTGGTTCGGATGAACAACCTCATGCGATTAACTTCTTCATTTTTAAGACAGAAAGCGCGGCAGAAGTAAAATCTAGGCAAGAGGCGACCGAGAAACTTGCCAACGAAGGTGATGAGTCTGCAGGCGAGAAGGTAAAATTAGAGAATGACAGGCAGTCTTTCTTGGGTAAGGTCGCTGCTGTTGGATTCGGTGCTTTTGTTGGTTCTAGTGTGGCTGCATCTGGTGGCGGTAAACTCGCGGTTGGAGGAAGTGCTGTTGCTGGCGGTGCTGCAGCTGCTGGATTGTTTTCCAAGGCAGGTGCGATGCAAACAAGAACCACTCAGAAAATAGATTCTGCGATTTCTCTTTATATCCCTAACTCTCCACAAGCGAAATATGGAGCCGAGTTTAACGTAGAAGATCTTGGCACACTTATGGGTGGCGGCTTGGCTGATGAACTTGGGATAGGTGCAACTGGGAGCAGCATGAAGACAAAACTCGCGGCTGGCGATTTCTCTGGTGCTGCAGCTGCAGCTGCTGAGTCTGGTGCAGGTAGTGCGATCGCAAGGCAGATGGCAAACACCGCTGACATCCCAAAGGCAATTGGTCTTGGAGATGTGAATGTTGGTGGTGCTATACGGGCTTCTACCAGAACTATAACAAACCCATATAAAGAGCAAATCTTCCAAACGATGGGATTCAGAAGTTTTGCATTTCAGTATAAGTTCGCTCCGAGAAATGAGAAAGAACTTTCTGATGTTATGAATATCGTCAACCTATTCAAATCACACATGCACCCAGAAAGAGATTTAGGCGGTTTGTTTTTCACATTCCCCTCTGAGTTTAAGATCGAGTATGTTTATAAAAACAGAGAAAACTCATACTTGAATAAGATTGCCCCTTGCTTCTTGACAGATCTTTCCATCGACTACGGAAGCGGTGGAACATTTACCACATTCAAAGATGCGCGTGGCGCACCGTCGGAGATAACTATGAGTATGGCGTTCAGAGAGACTGAACTCTTGACGAGATCAAGAATTGAGGAAGGTTATTAATGTTTAAACATTTCCCAAAAATTGGATATGTCATCGATGATAAGATTGTTGTTGCAACTGACATTTTCAGAAAAATTAAAATACAAGAGATCGCTAAAAACGAATTGCTTTTGACAGCATTCACAATAGAAGCGGGACAAAGACCAGAAGATGTTGCTGACATATTATATGATGACCCAAAACTATATTGGACTGTCTTGTTGGTGAATGATATAATCGATCCATACAATGATTGGTATTACAGCCCAGATCAATTAGCTAAACTTGTCGATGATAAGTATGGAGTAGGCAATAGCGGTAATGTACACCATTTCATCACTAAAGATAACAACCTTGTATGTGTAGAATATGATGCAGCAAAGTTGGCAAGCGGGGAAATCTCCGAGGTCAGTCACCTCCAACACGAAGAATTTGAAAACGACTTGAGACAAAACATCAAAGTGATAGATCCCAGATTTATTCAAGACTTCATTTCAGAATTCAAGCGGTTAGTAAATGAGTGAGATTTTAAAGCAACCTGGATCCGTTCTGATTGAAGAGGCAGACCTTGTCACTTCTGATGGACAGACATTCAGTATTAAAAACTTCATGGTTGAAGCAATTATCTATGAGAACATGGATCTCAATGGAATGGTTGCAGATATTACCATCGTTGATGCCAATGGAATGATTACAGGTGCTCCATTGCTCGGTCAAGAAACTGTGACACTAAAATTCAGAACGCCTACGTTTGATACAAATATACACATGTCATTCGTTGTTTATGGTATAAAAAACAGAGTATTAAATAATGACCGAGAGCAGATATATACCCTCAAATGTATGTCTGCTGAGGCATACACGGACACATTTGTTAGATTGACCTCAAAGTTTGTTGGATCTACTGACGATATAGCAGAAAAGATTTTTGAGCAGGTTGCAGCAGAAACACCAGTCGGTAAAACCAAGATTACTATTCAGGATAGACCACACACATCACAAAACTATGAGTTTATCGCAAACTTCTGGTCTCCTTTTAAGTGTCTGAATCACTTGGCGTCGAAAACTGTTGGTGCAGAATCTTCCAAATCAAATTTTAAGTTTTATGAAACAGTTGGTGGGTTTCATTTTACATCACCTGAACACCTCGTGAAGAAACAAAAAGAGTCTCGGGTTGTTTATGATGAGTACAATGTTCAACAAAGTCAAACAGCTGAGATAACCGAAGACAATAGATCTGGAAATTACAAATACATTTCTCCATTTATAAGTAGTCGATTCAACCAAGTTGAGAGCATATACTTTCCTACATTCAAGGATAATATCAAAGCACAAAACGATGGATACACCGCAAGTTCTATAGTCTCATACGATTTTACGACCAAGCGATTGGCGATTATGAAGTTCGATGCTCGACCAGAATCTGAGCAGTTTGCTGCTGAAGATAGAAGATATCTCAAAGAGACTTTTAAAGACTTCGAGACAATTTCAAACGTGAATCCAATTCCAGAGAATATGCTCGGTAATCCAGCAGCAAACAGAACTTTCTCACCAATGGCAACTTCTCCATTCGGCAGTAACTTCCACAGAGGTGTTGATCAGATAAGAAACACACTGATCAGAAGATACGGTGATGCAGAGTTTAATCAGCAAGTGATGGAGATTACAGTTCCAGGAAAGACTGATATCGAAACTGGTATGTTGCTCAGATTGATATACCCAAAGACTGTAGAAAAGGGTAATGAGCGAGTTGACCGTGAAGAACTTGAAGATCCGTATATGTCTGGTATTTTTCTGATCACTGGTATTCGCCACGATATTGCCAATGGACAACATAGCATGACTCTTTCTATTATGAAAGATAGTTTGGGAGACTTTTAATGATTTACGGTGAATTTACATGGTGGGTCGGCACAGTAGAAGACGTCAATGACCCTGAGAAGATCGGTCGATATAGAGTTCGAATCCTCGGGTATCACACAGAAGATAAATCTTCTCTTGCGACTGAGGATCTTCCTTGGGCGATGTGCGTACAACCGACTTCCTCTGCTGCAATCTCAGGTATAGGTGGAACAAATATCGGTCTTGTTGCTGGGTCGACTGTTGTTGGTTTCTTCACTGACAGCAATGAAACTCAGCTACCAATAATCATGGGTTCTCTTGGCGGTGTTGACACGGTTAAAGGAAATGGAGAAACTGGATTCCAAGACCCATCTGCTACATATCCCCTCAATGGTCTTCGCGATCAAGACAAGGGTAGAAATTATGTAGGAGAGCCATCCCTTTCAAGGCTTGCGCGAGGCGGTGTTACTTCTGAGAAACATATATCTCTTGCAGCCAAGCGAGCAATGCGAGTAACAGACCAACCATTTGCTCAGCCCAGCCCGATCGATGGAGAGAATGCTGCATTTCCTGAAATAAAGCCAGAGACTTGGAGCGAGCCACACCCGCAAGGTTCTGAAGAATCGAAGTCTCAATACCCATATAACAACGTCCACGAATATGAATCTGGGCACGTCCAAGAGTTTGACGATACTCCTGGATCTGAGAGAATTCATACCTATCACAAGTCTGGCTCGTTTGTAGAGTTTCAACCAGATGGGTCTCGCGTCCAAAAGATTGTTGGTGATGATTTTGAGATTGTTTACGGAAATAAAACACTACACGTTGAAGGCGACCTTACAATTAATGTGACTCGCGGTAATGTGAATATTAAAGTAGACAAAGGCGATGTTGTTGAAGATTATGCTGGAAGCATTTACTCAACTATTCGAGGCGGTCGTTATACCAAAGTGCAGGGTAACGATATGCTTGATGTCATCAGCGATCAGAAAATTAATATTAGTGGTAGTAGATATACAGTCATCAACTGTGCAACCTCAGCACCACCAATCACCATTCCGTTCATTGGTCAGATCCCAGCAGGTTCTGATGTGACTCTTGTCAAAGGCGCACAAGCAGTCACGGTTGCAAATAATGCAACATCACACATTGGCGGTAAAAACACTGTTACGAGTAAAGGTAAGACTCAATTCATTGTTGGTGTTATACCAAATCAGCAAGGTTTTGCTGTTACAACTCTGGGTAATATTGACTTGGCTGCAGGTTCGACCTCTGCAATCAGTACATCAGCAGGGCAGACGAATATTGCTTCCCTACTTAACACCAATATTGACACTGGTGGTTTGTTGACCATCACTACAATTGGTGTGATGGCTACGACTTCTGCAGCTGCAACATATAATCATGCTGCAACAACATTCACTACTGCGAATTATACGGTTGCGGCAACTGGTACAGCAACAATTGGTGCTTCGATGAAGGTCTCAATCGCTGGTTCATCTATCGGTTTGAATG